ACGTCATACGTTCCAATAGCAGGGTTATAAATGCTGTCAACCGCTGGATTGTCCGTATATGCGCTAGCCATGCCCATATTGGGATCAATGTTGACCTGTTTGGGCACACCGTCTTCGCCAAGGATACGAATCACTCTAGCGCGGTCATAAATCTTAGGAATCATATCCAGTACGATGCGTCCTGCATGACGGATAGAACGATTAAGATTGTCCTGATAATGGAAGTTTCCAGCCTCAGACTGCTTCTGACGTAGCATCAATGCACGGCCAGAGGTTTCATTGGATTCACCGCCTAAACTTGGCTGGTAGATACCCATGGATTGCATGATGTCATTCTCAGCAAGCTGCACTGCTTGCATGATTGCGCTGGATGCCTGTGGCGGCTGTGACCTTTGTGGCGGAGGCGCAGGAGTGCCAGCAATAGAGACAGGATCGTATTCAAGATACGCCAGAGATTCCTGATTAGCTCTACCCCAGCGCGGATCAGTCTCAAACTGTCCTGCAACGCCCACAAACGGCGCTTTAGGTGCAAGTGCTACGTTCTCAGCATTAGCGCTCAAATAGTAGTTGTAGAGCCTCTGAGCGTCCTTAGCGTTGCGAACTAGGCCTGATAGATATCTTCTACCCTGCACCCAAACTTCATGTCCTAGCACTGGAATGATCGGAATATATTTCGTCGGAATCTCAGCTTCTTCTAAGATCGTTTGGCCCGTGACTTTGCACCACATACAGCGCTTAACATCCGCAAGGCGCGAACGGCCAGATTCCTCATCAAAGATTTTTTCTTGAGAGTGTTCAATGTAGTAGTACTCAGCAATGCGGATAGAGTCTTTTGTATACCAGCCCTGCATGTCTCCATTGCCAGCAGATTCCCAGTTAGTTTCTGGAACGTCTGGATACAGGCGCTTGAACTCATCCTTTGGAATCTCTTCAGCAATGATGCAGTATTCAGCGTCAGAGCCGTCAGGCTGCTTGCTGTGCGGATCAAAGTAAATCTTCATCGGATCAACAATACGATCAATGAAGATTTCCTGATCGAATGAACGGTCATCCGCCCAGTCATTACGCACTCGGAAATAGCCAAGGCCGGTATCGACGGACCATTCAATTGCTGTATCGTAAGCAATAGAAGCATTTGAGTTGTCTTGAATGTGTCGAATCAAGCCCATCAAAACTTCCGCTGTCTCTTCGTCTGCTCCGTCATTTACAGGACGTATACGAATGCTAGGGGTGTTTTGTCTGATTTCGTTACAAACTCTGTCCCTAAATTGCAAAAGCCTGTTGACAACAAGCATTGGCCTTTCCTTTCCTGGCCTTGCTCTATCGTATTTAGCGGCTTCAGGCCATTGATCGGCCAACCTAACAAATCTAATATCGTCTAGCATCTCCTGCCTGTTCTGAGCAGTTGATTCCATACAAATATCAAATCTTTTTCTGATCTCTTCAAGCAATTTGGTTTCTGATTTTTCCTCATCAGCACCAACGCCAAGTGAATCAAGAATAGAGTCAGAGTCAAGATTTGCCATAAGCGTAGTCCTGGGTAAATTCGTAATGCAATTTTACTGCTTCTTCGCGTTTTTGCTTCGCAGTGTCAAGGTCATCATAATAACCTATGTGCTTTGATTTGTTATTAACACCAATTCTGACCTGCCATTTTTTGTATCTTTTATCCCAGCAAATACCAGCAACGCCAGACTTGTTGTCGGATCTTGTGTTTGTGTTGATGTTATTTGCTGATCTGTCTGTTGATCTTAGATTTTGAATTCTGTTGTCAAAACGATCTCTATTTATGTGATCTATCTCTGCTGGAAGACAACCATGATGCCAAATCCAAACAACATGATGAACGTAATGCAACTTGTTGTTAACGCTGACTCTTGCGTATCTATGTCCTTTTAAACTGCCAGCAATTGATCCAGCCTTTGCTTTTGATGACGTTGTTTTCTTTCTGATTAAATTGCCTGTAGCAAAATCATAGTCAAATAATGACTTAACAAGCTCTTGTGTGATAATGTCTTTTGGCATCTTTGCTACTCCTAATAGCGACTGATGAAGTGGGGCACAGTTGACGCTGTGTCCTGCGATTATATCACGATGACATCCAGTTACTTGCCACACCGCCATCGTAATCTTTGCGCCGCTTTATGTTGTCATTTCTAAACATGTCAACACAAGTAGCCAAATACCTAAAAGCATCAGCACCGTGTGAATAAGCATCGTGAAGCGGTCCACCAGGCTGACCAGTAGTTGCATTGATAGAACGGCGATAGCGTTTAAGGCATTCTTGTAATCTAAAAGTTTTTTGCTTATCCATCCAAAGCCTTGGAAACAGCATTCTGCCTAGCCTGATGCCATGTTCTACATCGCCAATAGGGATCACTTCTACTTCCCAGCCAAGTGCTGTCATGATCTCAGCAGCAGATTTGCCGGTCTTGTAATCCTTATGCACTGCGTCATGCGGTAGCCAGAGCTTGCCGAAGTTGTAGTTCTTGCGCTTGAGTTCTGCACTGTACCAGTCAAGCGTCTGAAATGACTCTTCAATGTAATCAACGATCCGACACTCAGAGCCAGCACGTTGAGCCATGATGATAGACATTGCATCATTCCAGCCAAGGTCTACGACAACATGCGTCTTCAGCATAGGATCATGCGTCACTAGGTTGATTCGATGCTGTTCAACCATAAGCTGATACTCATCAGCATAGATAGCGCCATCAACAACCGTCTTTGGCTTGCCTAGCCAGATGTTTTCGTAGTCCTTTTTGTTGTGCATTTCACAATGCTTGCGTTCAACTTCAAGCACACTTGGAAACCAAGGATTGTCCATGTAGTTGACTTGCACTACATAACTGTCTGGAACCTGATTGGCAATGAATCGCGTATACGTATCATCCGTATCCAGATCAGGATTCATTGTCACCCAGATTTCAGATCCTTCAGCACGAATCGTCGGAATAAGAATATCCCAAGACTTCTTGCTAACACTCTGCGCTTCTTCAATCCAACAAATGTTGATATTAGCCATCGACTTGATGGATTCAACCGTGTGATTAGCTAGCCCTGAGAATGTGAATATCGTGCCATTTAAGCCACGAATTTCTGTTTCCGTGACTGTGTAGAAGTATCCAAGATTAAGCGTCTGTATTTGGTCTACAAGCAGCGTATGGACCGATTGTTTAATGGACTTCTGCACTTCTCTAGCGCAGAGAATACGCATGGGCTTTTCAGCGCCTTTGATAAGCAATGCAGCAGACACAGAAAAAGACTTGCCTGAGCCACGACCGCCATACAAAATCTTGTATCGGTAAGGATCAAACAAGCCTTTTAGCTTTGGGGGAAACTTGGCTGTTGTTTCAGTCTCCAAACTTCACCTTGATTGCGTGTTGCACTGGACCGCCGTCAGCGCCAGTGATTTGCCGTTTCTCAACGTAAACACCAGAGGCTTTTCCGCAAAGCTCCTCAGCTTTAATTGCAGCAGCAATTTGGCCTTGTTCAATAGCTAATTCAGCTAGCTCTTTAAGGCGTTCAATATGTGATTCAAGCGTTATCATTGCTTGTTGTGCGATTGGTTTTCTAAGTTCTTCGACCCTTTGGGAAATGTTAGGGTCTGCCATTAATTTACATGCACTTACATTGACAGTTGTGTCTTTAGTATTTGGCCTAACATTAAACGCAGCACGATAAGCATCCGACTGTGTTTTGCCTGATGCCACTTCTAATGCAAACTTTTCTTGCTTTGGCGTGAGAATCATAAATTAATCCTCATCCGATCTGCCCATCCAATATGAGCAAAAGTCATCTGCTTTGACAATAGTCAAACTGTCATCGACATAAATATCAAGAAGGCAATCACCAACATTAGCTCTATCACGATGCTTTTCCCAGAATTCGCAATTGGCGCAGATATGATCTAAATCACTCATCTATAGTGTCCAAGAGCTTCATCAAGTAATGATTTGCTTTCATTATATCTGTTTTCAGAGAATTGTTTTCTTTACGGCCAGCGCGCGCAAGGTACTTTATAGCGTTTCCGATAAGAAAGCCGCGAAACTCTTCCTCAGTCATCCAGGCGCGTATCGCATTCCAAGGCTGAATGTCTCTGGCGTAATGATCGCCAGCGACCTGA